ACATCGTCGCGGCGAGGCCTGGGCTGGGCAAGACCGCCCTGGCAGGCTGCATAGCGCTGGACGTGGCCCGCAGGGGGAAGCGGGTAGCGTTCGCCAGCCTGGAGATGAGTGCCGAGATGCTCATGCTGCGGCTCCTGGCGCAAGCCAGCGGGCTGGCTGCTCACGATATCGAGACAGGGAGGGTGGTGGGTGGAGAGCGGCTGGCAACTGCCTTCGGCGAGCTTGCCTCCCTGCCCCTGCACATCGCCGATCTATCGAGTATGCGCCCCGGCCAGCTACGCGCGGAGGCCCGCAAGCTGGTCGCCGAGATCGGGACGATTGATATGCTAGTGATCGACTACGTGCAGATCATGGAGGCCGACCAGCCTTCGCGCTCGGCTACAGAGGAGGTGACCGCCATCAGCAAGGCGATCAAGCGACTAGCGAAAGAACTGGACATCCCCATCCTGCTCCTTGCGCAGCTCAACCGGGCAGTAGAGGGCCGAGGCGACCACAAGCCGACGCTGGCCGACCTGAGGCAGAGCGGCCAGTTGGAGCAGGACGCGGCAGGCGTGATCCTGCTCTACCGCAACGAAGATGAACCCGACGTGATCAACCTGCTGGTTGCCAAGCACCGGCACGGCGCGACTGGCGAGGTACAACTGTGCTTTGACGGCGCAACCATGAGGTTCTCAAACATGGCAAGGAGAGACTTATGAAACAGTACTTCCTGCTGCCAGCCGAGGCTGGCGATCCTATCTTCTACGAGCATCCAGGTGCGCTCGTGTTGCTCAACCGCCTGTACATGACCAGCAACTACCGCACAGGCAAGGCCAGGCTCAATCAGATGGCCGAGGCTGCGGACGCAGGCAAGCACCGTAACTCTATAGGCCGCTACTGGGAGGAGCTACAAGCGATCAACCTTGCTTTGGCCTACCCCTTCTTTGCGGCCACCGAGGACGGCAAAGCACTGGTCGAGGGTGGCGGTGCTGGTGGGGTGTTGATCCAACTCAAGCGGCCAGAGGCTGCGCATAAGCCTACGAACACTGCACAATCCACTGCCCAAAATAATGGGCATAGTGACACGCAGTGGGATGACACTGCACAGTCCACTGCCCAAGATAATGGGCAGTGGGATGACACTGCACAGTCCACTGCACAGTCCACTGCACAGTCCACTGCCCAAAATAATGGGCAGCCACAGGCACTCCCTCATTATAACACTATATCAATAGATCATAATACCAACAGGCAGGCAGGCAAGCCTGGTGGGGGAGATGATCTGCCAACAGAGATGATCGCAACCGCAAGCGAACTGGCCGACCTGTACGGCTACGAGCGGTTGCCGCGAGACTGGATCAACATCTTGCTTGGCTGGCATAAGCAAGGCTTTGCCAGCGACAACTACGCTCGGCTACTACGCTGGGGTCGCACCTGGCGCGACCAGCACGAGGGCGTACCACCCAGCCAAACGAGGATGATATCGTCGCTAGCGACGATCAGCAAGGGAGAGCAGAACAATGGCAATGAGCAGCAGCCTCGATCCTCAGGAACTCGCAATTATCGCCCAGGCTCAGGCACGCGTGGAGCAGGCGCGGCAGCAGCTACCCCCTACGTCAGCCGCTACGCCGAGTTCACCCGCGAGGACAACCCTCTCCGGCCTGGAGCGATTGCGCCAAGCCCTGGCCGTCAGGCAGGCTGAACAAGCCGAACAGCGACAGGCTCGGCGTGCTGCTGGGCTGTGCGAGGAGTGCGGCGGCAAAGGTCTGCATGACGTTGAATACTGTGGTTGCGAGGATGGTCGCCTCCTTGCGATTAAGGCGGGTCTTGATGCCGCCGCTGCCCGCGCCGCCGAGGTCAACCAGCGGCTTGACCTCGGCGGTGTACCACCTCGTTACCAGTTCATTCACCTCGGCGTTGAACTGGATGACCTCTACCCTGTAGGCGTGATGGCAAGCGTGCGGGGGTGGCTGGCAGCCATTGACGAGGGGGAGGGACGGTGGCTGGTACTGTCTGGTCTGCCTCGTGAGGGCAAGACCCGCTTGGCAGCAGCAATCGCCCGCAGATATGCCGAGGAGAACAACGGTAGCATCGCATGGGTGCGCCCCGACCGCTTGCAGCAGCGGCTGATCAGCACTGGCTACCGCGACGAGGCAGCAGTGCTAGACCCGCTGTATAACAGCGCGCTGCTCGTGATCGATGACCTCGGCGAAGTGGGAGGGCCGGTCGAGCGCAAGCTGCTCATGATCCTCAAGCACCGCTTCGAGCAATGCTTGCCCACCCTCATCACCACGATGCTGACCCTAGGCGACTTGGAGCAGCGGCACGGTGGCAGTGACCATCTGGACGGTGCAGGGCAGGCCGTCGGCGAAAGCCTATCGTGGCGGCTGGCCGAGGCGACTGCGGGCGGGTTCTGGCTCAACTTCGGGGCGGCGGTGGGATCATGAAGGAGCAAGTAATCGCTGGCGATGCGGTCGACACCGCAGATCAGGTTCGCAGGACAGAAGTAGTTTGGCTGTCGCCGAGCTGCAATAGCCAACAGCTAAGGATGGTGTTGTCATGAGCAATGCCCTGCAAAGCAGCAGCAGCAACGAGTGGTACACGCCCGCCGCGTACGTGGAGGCGGCCAAGCTGCTCATGTGTGGGATCGACCTTGATCCCGCTAGCTGTGAGGAAGCCAACCGCACGGTGCGGGCGACCCATTACTACAGCCAAGCTGATGATGGACTGGGCAAGCGGTGGTGGGGCCGGGTTTGGCTCAACCCCCCGTACGGCGTAACCAGCGGCTTGAGTAATCAGGCCACCTGGTCACAGTACCTCATCCAACAGGTAGAGGCGGGCAATGTCACCGAGGCCGTGTTGCTGGTCAACGCCGTACCAGGCAACCGCTGGTTTGCTCGCCTGTGGGATTATACGATCTGCTTTGTGGATCGCAGGATCGTGTTTACAGGTGATGTTGGGCAACCATCCGAGCCGACGCACAGCAACGCTCTCGTTTACCTCGGCCCCCACCCGCACGCCTTCGCTGGGATATTCAGGCGGTTTGGCAACGTGGTAGGTGAGCAGGTGGGGGTCGTGCGCTCTACCCGCCAGGGGCTAGCCACCCAGTTCAGGCTGGAGGTGCCAGGCAAATGAGTATTACCACCCTATCGGCTCTGGATCAGTTCTGCGGCGCAGGCGGCAGCAGCGTCGGCGCAAGCAATGCAGGCTGGGAGATCACCGCCGCCGTCAATCATAGCGACCGCGCCATTGAAACGCACGCTAAGAACTTCCCGAATACCCGACATTATCTGACCGACGTGCAGAACGCCGACCCGCGCCGCTTCCCCACCACCCGAATGCTGATCACCTCGCCGTCCTGCACCAACCACAGTCTAGCGAAGGGGGCGAAGCGCAAGAACCTGAACCAGCTTGATATGTTCAAGGCGAACATGGTCAACGAGGTCGAGGAGCGGTCACGGGCGACGATGTGGGACGTGGTGCGTTTTGCTGAGTACCACCACTACGACCTCATCATCGTGGAGAACGTACCCGATGCCCGGCTCTGGTCGCTGTGGGATAGCTGGTGGCACGCCATGACCATCGGTCTCGGCTACGAGGGGGAGTGTGTATACTTCAACAGCCAGTTTGCCCACCCCACCCCTCAGAGCCGCGACCGGATGTACATGATCTTCTGGCGCAAGGGGATGCGGCGGCCTAACCTGGACTTCTACCCACGTGCTTACTGCCAGAAGTGCGGACATGATGTGGACAGCGTGCAAAGTTGGCGCAACCCACAGAAGCGGTGGGGGAAGTACCGCCAGCAATACGACTATTGCTGCCCCACTTGCAGCGTAGTTGTGCGCCCCTATTACTACGCGGCTGCCAACTGCATTGACTGGTCGAATGTGGGCGAGCGCATCGGCGACCGCAAGAAGCCCCTGGCTGACAAGACAATCAGCCGCATTGAAGCCGGGCTAAAGAAGTTCGCCGGGCAACCCTGGCCGATCATTAGTGAGATGTGGGGTGGTGCGGATCATAACCATCCGGTGACTGCGCCTCTATCCACCGTCGTCGCTAGCGGGGTACATCACGGCCTGGTGCAACCCTTCCTCGCCCAGCTTCGCTTCCAGAACGAGGCCCGCAGCGTAGCCGATCCGCTAGCAACGCTGACCACTGGCGACAACCAGTACGTGGTGCAACCGCAACCTTCCCTATACACCAACGGCTACAGAGGAGGTCGGCTGGGGATGATCAGCAGCTACTATTCGGCGGGCAGTGCCGATGGTCAGAACAACCACAACTTGACTGACCCACTGGCAACCATCACCACGATGGATCGTCACGCCCTCGTCACCCTGCCACTGATCGCCAGCTACTACAGTCGCGATGATGCCACCCGGCCAGCCAGTGACCCCTTGCCAACCGTGACGACAGAACCACGCTTCGGCCTGGTCAGTGCGCCGTCACCTTTCTTCACCGACTTTCACGGCACCGGCTCTAGTTTCGGCCCCAGCGATCCAGTACACACCGTCACTACCGGCTTTGTCGCCCCCTTCGCTATGGTATGCCCACCCTTCCTCTCAGGTTACAACGAAGGCGACCGCAATCAACTGCTGACCGATCCCATGACGACGCAGACGACGGGCTACAGCCGCCCCACACTAGTACACCCGGAAGGTTCGGTGCGTGTCGAGGACTGCTATTTTCGGATGCTTGACCCCGCCGAGATACAGCGGGCGATGGCTTTCGGTGACGACTACCAGATCACTGGCAACAAGAAGGAGCGCATTTACCAGCTTGGCAATGCGGTCACACCGCCGGTGATGCAACTGTTGGCCGAGCGATGCAGTGAGGTGCTGTAGGCATGATCATGCACAAGCCAACCAACCCGCAGCACATCTACGGCAGCCATGTTGCCAACTTCATCCAACCCTACTTGGGTTTGGTACTGGCAGGGGTCAAGCGGTTGGACAGCCGCCTGCACGCCACGCCGAAGCCGCCCTATGGCGTGCTGGCAGCTGGCGACGTGCTGAGTATTAAGGATGCGCTCGGCGGTATCGTGGCTGAGTGTGAAGTGTTGCACGTAGTTTGCCTTGAGCTTGATGTGGAGGGCTGGGCGACTATCGAGCGGTACAAGCCCGCCATCATGGGTACGGGCGAATACTGGGCAGGCAAAGCAGGCGCGAACTTTGCCACCCTCATCTGGTTGGGCAGCATTAGGCACTACGACGCTCCCGAACTCTACGACTTGCCCGCCGACCAAAGCTGGGCGGCCCCCCCGCTGGCCTGCCAACCGATAAGGAGATGGTGAGCAACATGATCATTACCTTGCCAAAACCAAAGAACAGTCTCAACACCAACCTGCGTACCCACCACTATCGGCGGTACGTCCAGGAACAGGATTACGCCTTGCTGGTGAGGGCCGCCCTTGCGGGCAAGCAGGTAGACTTCACCCCGCCGGTGGAGGTGAGGTACACCTACACCTACCCCACCCTCGCCCACTGGCTCGACCCCGACGCGGAGGTGGGGGCAGCTAAACCGATCCTTGACCAGATCGTGCGGGCAGGCGTGCTGCCCGACGACAATCGCAAGGTAATTCGTCGCCTGGTTAGCGAACCCGCCCGCCTAGATCGCGGCATCCGTGAGGCTACTTTGACCATCGAGATCGTGAGCTACTAGGAGGAGTCACTATGTTGAATGAGTCTATCGGCATACAAGTACCACTGGTGGAGGAACGGCCTAGCCACCTCAAACCAACTTGGTACGGCGGTAAGCGGCTAGTCCAATGCCGCACAGGGTACGCGAAGGGCGCGGTGTACTGTGGACGTGGCAAGGGTGGCGACATCCCTGCGCCGGGGGAATATGGCTGGCTGGGTAATCCGCATCCGATTGGTCGCCACTGTGCTGAGTGCAATTCCACCCACGTTACCGCCCGCGACACGCTTGAACCATACCGTGTCTACTTGCGTCGCAGACTGGCCGAAGACGAGGCTTTCGCTGCTGCCTTCGATGCGGTGATGATAGAGGCTGACAAGCTAGCCTGCTACTGCCCTGATCTCCACTGTCATACAGCAGTGATGGTTGAGGAGTGGGGCAGGAGGTTGATGGAGGCCGCAGATGCTACAGGAACATGACGCAACCTGTCCCCGCTGCGGGCAGGCAGGCAAGGCAGAGAACCCGCTTGGTTGGTGCAACCAGTGCTGGAACGCGGGCACGGATCGCTTGCTACGTGCCATCTTCGATCATCTATGTGAGCAGTGCAGGCGGCGGCGTGTTGACGAGGCGGGTTTGCTGTGCTGGGCCTGCCTAATCTTCACAGCAGGCCAAGCAAGTGGCCTATTCCCGCTCGTGCTACCGAGTTATGGTAAGCTCGCGGAGGTGGTGGCTGTCCGCAACCGCCTACATCACGCAGGCGTAACGTGGGAAGGTCACGCCGTCTACATCGGGGGGCGCGGCCCCTACACCGATTGGCCCGAAGATGAGGCGGTGCAGTCATGATTGACCAGGACGCACTCCGTTACCTAGTGGCCGCCGCTGCGCTGCTGGACGTACCGCTGGGCAACCTCTACCGCAAGCGCGGTCGGGCGAATGACGTGCGACTACTCGCAGCAGCGGCCTGGCTAATGGCTGGGGTAAGGTACAAGCAGGTAGATGCTATTTATCACCCACTCGGCACCTACGCTAATCGCAAGGCCGCACTGCGCGCCTACGCTGGTAGTCATAAGGATATGGTGTGGCGGGGTGTGTGCGCCGCACAAGTCATCAAGCCAGAACAGGCAGCGTATCTGTGGCAGGCAGCAAACAAGGAAGGAAGAAGATGAGCGAACGAACTACTAGTCACGTCTGTCCCGACGGAGCGGACTGTAACCATGGTGCAGAGGGGCAGCAGGCAGTGTGGCTGACCGTACCACAAGTACACCTCGTCGGCTACATCGTCGCTGTACCCAGCGGCTATCAGTACGCCGCCGATGCCCTCGGTGTAGAGTTGGCGCAACCGACCACAGGCACTAGGGGTGTGGCTCTTACCGAGCTGGCCGCCCGCTTCGCTGACCTGGGGCTAGACGTAGTGACCTTCAAGTACAGCAAGGTATAGAGAGAAAGGTACATCATGCAAAGAGACAACCTGCTGCTACCCATCATCCTGGTCGCTTGCTTCGTTGGTTGCGCGGTTGGCGTGGCTCTGCTCTGGCTGGCTGGCCGCGAGATCACCGCCACGATGATGAGCTTGGCTAAAGAACAGGCTGACCGATGAAGAAGTGGCTATGCCGAACGCAGGACGGTGGCTGTGGGCAGTGGGTAGCCGAGGTGGAAACGATCTCGGCGGCTGGCGTTGACGTGCCGCTGTTCAGACCTCGGCTGGGACTGCAACCCTTGATCGTGGGGCATATTACCACCGTGATCTGCGTCTGCGGCCACCCCACTGCCTGGACAGCCCCCTTGATCGGGGGCTGGCTGCTTGAGCAAGCCACGATAGCGATGCTGGTAAGGGAGAGGAAAGAAGATTGACCCACTTGCGTATAAGTAACCTCTTGACAAAGCGCACAGCTTATGCTATGATGTAAGTGGTGGCAGAGGACTGCGTATTTACTAGCAGAAATCGTCACAGCACTCATCTAGTACCAACGCACCGGCGTTGCAGCTACCCATTCGTGGGCGGCAGCAGCGTCGGTGCTTTTTGTTTGCCATCATCCTACCCTTCTCTCCTCCTGTCGGCGGGCTGGCTCGGCAATCCAAAAGTCGTCCCAGTCCGCTGGTAGGAAACAGTACACGAGGGGTGCCACATTATTGTTGGTGGCAGCAATTTGGCAGCGGGTACGCAAGCCGCTTGCAGGTTGGCAGGCGATGAGTACAAAGCGTGTGACAGATGGTGTTAATACCGCTCCATATATCTAGCATCGTAGGAACGAGTTGGCGAACAAGCAAGCATAGATGGGTGAACGCATTGGCGTACAAAAGCGCAAAGCTAAAGAGGTTGGAACAAGAAGCAGCGCGCATTGAAGTGCGACGGCGCAAAGCACTCTCCTACCATCTTGCTGGTCGCTCCTACCGTGAGATCGCTGAAATCCTTGATGTCGCGGTCGCTACCGCCCACGAGGATGTTAGCACGATGCTGGCCGAGATTGCCCAGCGCAACAACGAGCAGCTGGAGCAGGAGCGGGCGAAGGAAGCCGCACGGCTGGAAGATGCTCTCGGTCAGATGTACGACCAGATCGCCAACGTGCCGACCATGTACCTCTACGACGACAAGGGCAACATCCGTCACAATGAAGACGGCGAACCGTTGACCACCCCCTTGTATAAGGTGCAGCACTCAGCAGTTGAGAAGTTCAACCAGTTGCTTGACCGCAAGGCGAAGCTGCTCGGCCTCAACATGGAGCGTAGCGATCAAGGCGGTCAGACCCTCATCCTCAACATCGGGCGCGGGCAGGCGGGCAGCGGCAAATCAAGCGTCAGCGTAGCGGAGGCAGGCAGTGGCAGCGACCGAGGTTAACATCAATTTTGTGCCAAACAAGGATGGCGGCGGGCAGGAGCAATTCTTGAACCTGCCTGATGATGTTCCCATGCGCTCCCTGATGGGCGGGATCGGTAGCGGCAAGTCCACCGTTGGCGCATTCGCCATCGCTGAGTACGCTCTGACTTACAAGAACCGCAACATCATGGTGGTTGCCCCCACTTACGATATGCTGACCATCGCTACCCTTGAGAGCCTGCGGTACTGGCTACCTGATGCAGTGATCAAGAGTTACTCAACACAGAAGGGCAGGATGGAGCTTATCACTGGCTCGGTGATCTGGCTGCGCTCGGCCACCAACCCGCAACGCCTGCGCGGGCCGAACCTTGATGCGGCTTGGATTGACGAGGCGGCATTGGTCAGCGAGGAAACGTGGCTGCTCACGTTGGGTCGTGTGCGGGTGCTACGCGAGGGTGCCGACAAGTCCCCCTCGTTTGTGCAGATCACCACCACCCCTAAAGGCCGCAACTGGATTTACAAGCACTTCGTCACCAATGCCACTCCTGAACACAAGCTAATCAATATGCCGACCGAGGAGAACCGGGGCAACCTGCGCCTCGGCTATATTGAGACGCTGAAGGCCAGCTACACCGAGGACTTCGCCGACCAGGAACTGGGGGGCAAGTTCGTTACCTTTTCGGGCCTCGTCTACCGCGAGTTTGACCGTCAGGTACACACCTTTACCCTGAAGCAGGGCGAGGCGTGGGTGCAGCGGCACCGCTTCCAGCAATATGTGGCAGGTGTGGACTGGGGTTATACCAACCCTGGCGTGATAGAGGTCTTTGGCGTTGACGGTGACAGCAATATGGCAGGGCTGGCTGAATACTACAGCCGCCGCCTCATGTTGAACGGTGAGGGTGACACCTGGCTGCATCGAGCGCAGCAGGTGGATGCAGCGTACCCTGGCATTGTGTTCGTCTGCGACCCCTCAGAGCCACAGAATATTGAGTTGTTCCGCAACGCTGGGCTGGATGCGCGGCCTGCCATCAACGACATTCAACCCGGCATTAGCGAGGTTGCCAGCCGCCTCAAGGAGCAGAACACTGGTAGCTTTGGAATCCAGTTCTCCACCGCCTGCGTCAATGCCCTCGCAGAGTTCGAGCAGTATCACTATGCTGACCCGAACGGCACCCGCAACGGCAACGAGAAGCCAGTGAAAGAGAGTGACCACGCGATGGATGCCACCAGATACGCCGCCATGTATGTGGCTGGCGCAGGCAAGCAGCCGACCATCTACACAGGTGTGCCGATCATCCTCGGTGCGACTAGCGTAGGCAGCAGGAGACGATAGTGGTACAGCGGCGCGCACAACGTTATACACGAGCAGGCAAGCAGCTTGGCGCGGTCGAAAGACCCATTGCTGGCGCGGTCGCTACTCGTCAAACCCAGCCTGGCTACGTGGTGGGGCAAGCCACCACCAACTACTTCGTGCCTCGTACTATTAGTACGATGGGGCAGGTTGACCGCTCTCGGCTCTGGCTCTATGCCGGTAGCCCAGAGCGGATGCTGCAAATCCTTGCCGCGATTATGCCAGAGGTGTCGCAAGCCATCTGGAACGTGCTACGCTCGGTGCAGCGCGGGATGCGGGTGTTGGTTCGTGACGACGCGGGCAACAGTGACCAGCAAGGGCAAGCGATTGCCGACGAGATCATTGCCCGCGTCAACCCCTACGGCGGGGGTATCCAAGCGGTGGTGGGTGGTATCTTCCGTAGCATCTACACGCAGGGTGCAGCTTGCGTCGAGTTGGTGCCGACCGAGAACCTGCGTGATGTGGCCGATATCGTGGCGGTCAACCCCTCGAGTATCTACTTCCGCACCGCCGCAGACGGCAGCCTTGCCATGCACCAGTTTCAGATAGCCCCCAAGACCACAGACCAGGCTACCCCCTTCGCCAACTACGTGCCGCTCAACCGTAACCTCGTCTGGTACGTCCCCTTCGATGCAGCGACCGACGACCCTTACGGACAACCGCCTATCCTGCCTATCATCAACGAGGCACTGGACAACATCGGCTTCCTAGATGACTTGCGCCGCTTTGCCCATGTCGGTGCGTGGGGTCATCTGGATGTGTCGGTCAAGAGTGATGCCCTGATCCAGGCCGCGCCAGCTAAGGTCAAAGCCGACCCCACTGGACGCTTGATGCACGACTACTTGCAGGCGTTTGTGGATGAGGCCAAGAGCTTGTTTGACCAGCTCAAGCCCGACGAAGTGCCAGTACACACGGACAACGTGACAGTCAGTAACATCCCTGGCGGGGCAGGCGTGCAGCTAGAGCCGATCATCAGGCTCTACGAACGGCGTGGAGATATGGCAGTCAAGATGCCCCCCTTCCTGATGGGTCATTCCGAAGCAGCGACCGAAACGATGGCAAAGGAGCAACACCGCGTCTTCGCCAGTGGCATGGAGACAGTGCAGCAAGTGGGGGCGGGGGTATTGGCCGCTATGCTCACCACAGGCTTGCGCTTGCGCGGCCACCTGACCCATGTCGAGGTGACGTTCGAGGCGGTGAAGACTACTGACCGCCTGATAGACGCTCAATCTCAGCAGTTGGAGATTGGCAATGTGGTCGCTATGCGCGACCAGGGTTGGATTGACCAGGACGAAGCCAGCTACCGCATGACTGGCAGCGGCCCAGTCGCCGCTGCCCCTACGCCTACCCCGCCAGCCCGCCCGACAGCTACTCTGGGAGATGCCACTCGCCAGTTGGAGACGCGCGCCCTACACGCAAGCAAGCCGCAAACAGCGCACGCACTCGAAGATCATCTTACCCAGGCACTAGCGCACTACTTCCGCTTCCTCGCCAGCCGTCAAGCTCTGGCAAGCAAGCGGGCCATTGATCAGCAGGGTGCGACGCAGGGCGATCAACAGGCGGCGGCTGCGCTGCTGACCAGCCTGCTGCTTGACTACATCCCTGCTAGTTACGACGACTTTGGCAGGCAGGCAGCGCAGGGTGTTGGTGGTGCCTGGGATGCGGCAAGCTGGGACGCTGAGAGCTACGCCAATGAGCGGGCGCAGCTAATCAACAATGCTACTTGGCGCATGGCAGAAGCAGAGCAGGAGCAGGGGATCAGTTTGCGTGAGGTGCTGCTGGCAATGGCGACCGTGCGGGCTGCTGTGATCGCCCAGAACGAGGCGGCCAACTTGCATCAGGTAGCCACCGCCGCCGCCTACCAGCAGAACGGTGTTAGCCTGGTACGCTGGCAGACGACCAGCGGCAACCCCTGCCCTACCTGCCTTGCCAACGCAGCCGACAAGCCGCGCAAGCTAGGGGAGGCGTTCAGCAGCGGCCACAGCAGTCCTTTGGCCCACGTCAATTGCCAGTGTGAGCTTGAGCCGGTCGAGGAGGCGAAGTGATGGCCGATAACAGCACCGTCTACTACACGCGGGGCTTCAGTGTCCCTGCCAACATCCACAGCGTTGCCGACCAGGTGACGATGACCCCAGCGGTGCGGGCCTTCCTCGGCACCGCTGGGGCTGCCGACCTTGAGCGCATCAACAGCACGAGGGCGCGGGGGCCGCTCAAGGCGGGGGAGTTCTACACCTTCGTGGCCGACGTGACCAACAACTGGCCCGATACGGCTGGCACGGTGATGAGCGTGCCGACGCTTGCCAACTATGCCAGCAACTTCGGGGGCGGGCGCGGGCTGTCGTTGTTGCTCGGTCATGAGGTGCAGATGGTGGCGGGGCGCAGCTACGACGCAACGGTGGCCGATGTGCTGGGCGAGGTGGCAAGCCGCTGGACAACGGCTATGGTGAAGCCGTCAAGAAGCTGATGGTGAAGTTCTATATGCCCCTCGGTGTGCGCTTGCCCAACGGTCAGTCCACCGACGATGTGGCGCGGCAGGTGGAGACCGGGGTGAGCAGTGATGTGTCGCTCGGCTTCTGCTTTGACCGAGGCACCTGCACCATCTGCAACCGCGAGTTCCTGGCCGGATGCAAGCATATGCCGATGCTTGACTACGATGGCAAGACCTGCTACGTGCGGGTGATGGACGGTAAGGCGGTCGAGGCCAGCATTGTCCACTTCCACGCCACGCCACAAGCCTACATCCAGCGGGCGCAAGCACTGGCTGCGTCCGGCGACCTCAACGCTTCGCAGCAGCGGCAGCTTGAGGATGTTTATCAAGTCCGCATCTTCAACCGTTATGCAGTACCTAGCGAAAGGATCACGCCGATGGCTAATGAAGTAACCAACCCCGCCCCTGGCCCGCAGCCGGAGGCAACTACCAACCCTAACCCGATCCCTCTGATCGTCAAGGGGGTGCAAGAACGGATGATGGCGCAACTGGACGGTGAGGCGCAGTCGCAGCTAGCAACCGTGCTGGCCCAGCTGACCGGCACCAAGCAAGCCCTTGACGAAGTGGCCGAACAATACTGGACGGTCAGCAACGCAATCAACACGATCATGGCCCTGCTGGGGGCATCCACCCAGCAGCAGACCAAGGTTGCCGAAGCCGCCTACAACGGTGTGCTGACCAACGCCTTCGGTGCGAAGGTAGAGACCAGAGCGCAGGCAATGGAGCAGGCGACTGCTCTCAAGCGGCAACTGAGTGACCTGACCAACCAACTTGCAGGCGTGCGGTCAATCGTCGGCGACGGCGACCTTACCACGAACCTGCGTGAGCTTGAGAACCGTGCCAAGCAGGGTGACGCTTACATGGGTCGCCTGTTGCAAGAGGCAGGTGAGGCGCACGTGCGGGCCTTCAACGCCCCTGCTCCTGACTTCCTCAAGCGACTGACGATCAATGAGCTTGAGCAATTCACCACGAACTGCGACGAGGCGGCCAAGCGCAACCTTGACCCCGCAGGGCAGGCAGGCAAACGGCAGACTGCCGACACGCCGCAAGAATTGCCCCATCCGACCAAGCCAAACAACACGCCTCTTGAGGCGTATCAAGTGAGCGGCTCCCGCCGCTAAAGGAGATCAACATGGCTAATCCTCGTAACCAGGCTTCCCGCCAGACGGTCAAGCCACTGCGTGAGACGTTCGTCGCCGATAGCACCACCTTGCCTTTCACCGCAGGGGGTGGCCCAGGCGCGCCCTTCAATCATGGCACAGCCAAGTACGGCTACGCGGTCGCTGCCCTTACTAGCGGCACCGTCGGTCTGCCCGCTGCCACCACCACTGGCGTGCTAGTCGGTCGGCTTGAACTAATCGAGAGAGACCAGCGTTGTACCGTGCTGGTTGGCCCCAACATCTTCGTCCCTTACACCAACGGCACCGTTACCAACACCGTCAACGTCGGCGATGCGGTCGTCTGTGACGAGTACGGTCTTGCTAAGACCGACACCACCAGCAAGGCACGCGGCAAGGTCGTCAGCAAAGACACCACTGCTGGCACCGTCGAAGTCCTCATCTAAAGGAGCGGGCGCACCCGCAAGGAGCAAGAAATGGAAACTGCACTTATCAACAACACGCGCGTGTTCCCGAAGGAAATGATCGCGGGTTACAAGAACCCTCAGCAAGCCGTGAGCTTCTTTCGTCGCGCGATTGCTGAAACCAACGACCAGAATGAGCAAGGCGGCAGCATCAGTGCGTGGCTAGAACGCCAGTTCCCGATTGATCAGTACCCTGAGCGCAAGCTACCTAATGGCACGGCTCTCAGTGGGCTTGAGTTTACCCTGATGGGTCTCGGCATCAAGACCCGCAGCATCCCTGATCGTGGCATCTGGTCAAGCCACATTCGTGAGTTCTTGGACAGCGAGAACGCCACTGTCAACTACGCCCTCTTCCAAGAGTATGTAGCGGTACAGCAGACGGTGATCGCCCCGCTCGGCCCTAACTTCCTAGCCAACGTGGTGGGGTTGCAGGTACCGTTCACTGGTACTGGCTTCCAGGTGCCAGTGTTCAACCCCTCGCAGAGTGATCGGCAGATGTTCCGCATTGCAGAAGGTAGCGAAATCCCGCTTGTCACTATGCCCTTCAACACTAAGGCGATCCGTCCCTTTGTCTATGGCAAGGGGCTGGAAGCCAGCTACAACGCCCTGCGTCGCAGCACTTTTACTGTCGAGGCGTTTGGCCTGGAAGTGCAGCTGGTGGAGATGCAATCACAGCTTGACCGTGCCCACGCTGCTGTGGATGTTGCCATCAACGGTGATACCCAGTACGGCGGTAGCACTGGCGCGGCCACCAGCGTCAATCTCACTACCCTTGATCCAGCTACTACTGCGGGTAACTTCACCGCCAAAGCCTACAATGCCATGATGACGCGCGGTCACACCAACAATGGATGGTACGACTGGGACGTAGTAGTGGGCAACGAGGCTAGCCTCGCCATCCTGCTCAACATGACAGGGCTGCCTAATGGGTTCAGCCCCTTTGTCAACCTGCCCGCTGGCCCTAACTCGCCCCAGAATGTGGCCTTCGTGCGCGAAGCAGGTGCGTTCAGCCCGCTCCACATGATCCCTATGTCCACCGTACCAGCTAACACCGTCGTCTTGATGTCCTCGCGCTGGGGCATTATCGAGGGTGTGGAGCAGGGTGGCAAGATACAGGAGCGCGAACGTGTCATGTCCAACCAGATGGAGCGCATCTACATGACGGAGAGTATCGCCACTGGCGTGTGGCATCCTGGGGCTATCCTCGTCGTCAATCTTGGTGCTTAGTTCATAACGAAGAAGGAGCATGACAATGACAGACAACCAAATCACCCCGAAGCCAGAGGTTGAGCAGGCAACCACCCCGAAGCCAGAGGTTGAGCAGGCAACCACCCCGAAGCCAGAGGTTAAGCAGGCAACCACCCCGAAGGATTGCATCTTCGTCAAGGTCACAAAGCAGATCACCATCACCAGCGAAGATCAGTTGCACCCGCTGATGCAGCCGAACGACCCCAACAGCCTCAACGAACAGGGCCAACCAACCAAGAAGGTGAGCGACGACTACAAGCCCCAGCTTGCCTGGGCGCAACCAGTCGGAGAAGCACCTTATGCGTACAACGAGATTGTGATCTGCCCAGGGCGGGTTGTGCTTGTCTACGGTGGGAATGAGCGCATCAAGGACAAGCTCACCACCAGCGAACTGGTGCGCTGTGAGCAGAACGGCAAACTGATCTAAAGGTAGGAGGGCAGCAGCGTTGAGCGACATCATCACTTCAGCCGACTATGACAGTGTGCGGGGGCTGCTGGGGGTAACATCCCAGCAGCTACCGACCACGACGCTTGACCTGTTGCCCTTCCACCCTGCCGCCGAGCTTCAGATCAAGGGCTGGGTGCCAAACTGGGCAACCCTTGTGGGTGACGATCTCATCCACCTGAAGTTGGCAGTGGTGGCACAGACAGCCATTAACGCGATGGCCCAGACCGCGACCAGCACCTACGAGAGCGAACAGTTTGGCGACTACCGCTACAGCAGGGGCAAGTCGGCACTCAGCATTGAGGAGAAGCGGGCCAGCTTGCTGGCTCAAGTCGCCAGCGAGATCGGGGCGATTAGCGGCTTTGCTTCGCCCCCGCCAGTGGGGATGCAACTGGCCTCGCCCTACGACACCGCTACCGCTGACCGTGACGGTGGTGCGGCGTTCATAAGGCGGTGGTGGGGATGAGCATACTCGACCTACTCAGGGGGCAGGCAGGCGAGAACGTTACCTTGCAGCGTAGCAGTGGCACCCTGCGAGTCCACCTTGCCAGCTTTCGTGGGCGTGGTGGTGAGCAGGACACGATAGCGGGTGAGGTGGCCAACGGCGTGTTGAGGCTGCTCTGCTTGCCAGACGTGGACTTGCACGACAACGACATCATCATCCGTAGCGATAACACTCAGTGGCAGGTAGTAGGGCCAGGGATGATGCTGGGTGGCGGTCGCTACCGCGAATACAGCGTTAGGAGCTACTAAGCGTGCCTTACGACACACCCAACCTCGACGGCTACTTCGCAAGGTTGCGGGGTATGCCGAAGCGTACATCTGACCAGGTGCAACAAGCAGGCGGCGAATTGGTCCAGGCGATGGCTACTGATGCCCAGCGAAACCATCCCTATACCAACCGCAGCGGCCTGCTTGAGCAGAATACCATGCCTACAGTGATGCGGGTAGACGACAAGACGGTGGAGTTCGGTGTGTATGTGGGCAAAGCAGCACGGTCGCCTCGTGGCTACTACTACCCCTGGCGGGTAGAGAACGGCTGGGGCAACCGCTTCACCTTTTTGAAGCCAGCCCGCGACCGCGCCCTCGGCGCAACCAAAGCAAGAATAGCGAGGATCACGCCCAAATGACAGCCCCCGCCACCGTCGAGCAAGCAGTCAAGCAACGCCTTGAGGCTGATAGCCAGCTAATGGCGATCCTCACTGGTGGGGTGTGGACGACCCGCCAGCCGCTTGAGAATATGGCAAGTGTGCGCGACGATGCGGGCAGGGGCCAGCTCAAGCCGCTAGCGGTGATCGTGCCAGGGCCACCGATCATTGAGGATCAGTTCCAGGCCGACGTGATGGGGGTGCTGGCCCGCACCTTCAGCGTCTATCTCTACCAACCAGGCCCAGGCTACGAGGTGGTCAGTGTGGCAGTTACGCACGTCGAGCGCGTCCTACAGGCAGGCAGGCTGCCTAACACCAGTAACTATACCTGCCAGTCGCCAATGAAGATGCCTGACGAACCCGCCGCTATCGAGCAATCGCTACAGTTTGCCAGCCTGGTAGTGTCGCGCTGGCAAGTAGTAACAAGGAGAATAAGCTAATGCAAGATGTCAAGTACCTGTACAGTAATCGTCGCACCATTGAGGCAGGCGGTCAGACCCACGTCTTCGACCAGGCCACCGCCCACACCGTAACCATGACCAACGAGGCCGCCCAAGAACTGTTGAACGGCCCCCACGCTGACGAGTTCGAGATCGTACCTGTTGCCGCCGCCCAGCCCAGTCTGAAGGGCCGTAAGGCTAGCGACACTGAACAGCCGGGCGTAGAACCGGCAAAGGAGCAAAACAATGGCTAACCCCGCCCCGATTGACTTCAGTCTCTACCCCTTCGGCTTCGCCTCTTGCACCGCCTACCTGAACCCTGGTGGTGCCTACGTGCAAGCCGCCAGCGTCCCTGGTATGCTCGGCCCCTCCGTCAAGAAGGCCACGCACAAGACCACAAGTAAGAACAATGAAATCTACGGCAACGACGCACTTGAGCGCAACTCTGCCCGCGTCGAAGGCGAGATGATTACGCTTGAGATGGAAGGCGCGGTCAACGATGCTTGGCTCTCCTTCGTCACTGGCAAGCTCTTTCGCGTGGCGGGTACCGCGCCAGCACGCAAGGCTTTGTCTGGCAACTATCGCGGACAGAAGGCCCCGACCATCTGCTTGGTACTGATGGCCCAAGACGACGAGAAAGGCAGCACCATGTACGGCTTCTACAAGGGCCGTTGCGTTAACCTGCCTGAAGTGATGGCAGAATACATGAAGTTTGGAACTGTCCGAAAGTTGGACTTTGCTATCGAGCCAGACAAGACCCCCGATGCCATGTTCCTACGCACGGTCGCTGTTGAGGCGGGCCTCACCGCCCTTGACCCCACCGCTGCCCCCAACCTGACCGAACTGGCGACTACGCCGAGCTAGGGACTAGCCTACATACCTACAGCAAGCAAACGACCCTCCCTTCGGGGAGGGTAGCAAGAGGAGAAGATGAACGTGGACGAACAGGAACAAGTGGTCAACCCACTCAAGGGCTTCAAGGATGTAAAGGTAGGAGGGCAACTGGTCGAGGTTGGTGGTAAGGGTAGTGGTAACTGGCAGTTTGAGGGAGCGGTCTATATGCCGCTTCAGCGTGTAGCTGGACATACCAACCAGTACCGCTACTTCGAGGAGGATACAGAGCTAATCTTTACCATCGAGCGGGCCACCCCGCTGATGATGGCTCACAACGGCACCATCCCCAACCCCCTTGCCAACCTGATCGTCTCGCTGGACAAGGCTGGTAAGCGGCTGCAACGCCGCAAGGAGCAGAAGCTGGACACGGCTGAGGTTGAGGTAGAATTGCGCGCACTTCTGGAGCAGCAAGCGACCGAGGACGTAAACATGGCTTATAGCTTCGCCATCGCTGCGGTGAAGTCGATCAAGGGGTTGGATGGCCGCGAATACAGCGGGCTGTACGACGACCGTGACCCCGATGCCCCGGCTGCCACTGCTGATGAGTTGCCCCTCAGCTTGCTACCCGCCCACGCCATCAACAAGATCAACGCTTTGCTCCAGACCGACATTGATCGGATCATGCTCTACTTTCGCTAAGGCAAGCAGGCAAGAACTCTATCGTCTCTACCGCCTCAGCCAATCGACCCGACGGTCGCCCAGCGACTTGCTACTAGGGGCCACCGAAGCAACCGCCAGCCCATACACAGCCTACTGCGTAGACGATGCGATCATGTTGGCGGGCGAGGGCTTGCAAGGCGAGATTGACGAGCGCATGAGTGAGCGGGACGAAGAGGGCAACCCTGTCAACGATTATGAATGGGTCTACCGCGAAGTGATGCAGATAGAACTCAGCCCCGCCGAGAAGCGCAGGGCCAGGGCCGAGCAGGAAGCAAGAATGTACGCCCGCACACGAGGCTAACCGATGGCTGATGAAATCCGCTCAACGTTTGTAATAGAGGTTACAGACAAAGGCTCAATCGCCCAGGTTGAGTCGGCCATGCGTGGTTTCGTGCAGAAGGTGCAAGGTTACTCGTCGCAGGTGGATGGTGCATGGGCGGCGGCTGGCAGCGGGGTGCAGGGCTTTGGCGGCGAGATCGCCAAAGTGGACGCGCAAGCCAAGACCCTGGCTGGCTCGATCAGTGCCTCGGCCACCAAAGCCAGTGGCGACTGGGTGGCGGCTGCCGTTACGCTGGGGGCTAGCGGGGCGGTCATCGCGGGGGGCCTCAAGTCGGCAGCGGCAGCGTTCGTAGAGTTCGATACTGGCCTCAACAACATCTTCAGCATCGCGCCACAACTGCGGGCGCAGGCGGGGGAACTGACCGCCCAGATCAACCAGCTAGCCCAGCAGATGGGCAAGTCCCCCACCGACCTCGTCAACGCCCTTTACAACATCATCTCAGCAGGCGTGCCAGCTTCGCAGGCGATGAGCTTCCTGGGCGAAGCCAGCAAGGGCGCGGCGGCTGGTCTCACTACCGTTGACACGGCGGCGGGCGCGTTGACCGCCGTGCTCAACGCCTACAGCAGTGGGGTGGATCGGGTCAAGCTGTCCACTGACGACCTTGCCCGCGTCAACAACGTCGCCTTCCAGACGGTGGCCGACGGCGTTGTTACCTATCAGCAGTTCAGCGCAGGCATTGGCACCGTCGCGCCAATAGCATCGTCCACTGGTGTGTCTATAGAAGAACTGGGCGCGGCGGTTGCCAACCTGACCCAGAAGGGGGTATCGAGTGGCGCGGCCTTTACCCAGGTCAACGCGATCATCTCGGCTCTGGTTAAGCCGAACACCGACATGGCAGCCGCCTTGAAGCAAGCGGGCTACGAGAGCGGCGTGATGCTGCTCAAGACCGAGGGGTT